TTTTAATCTATTATAACTTATTTAATTTTCGTTCCTAAGTAAAGCATTTTTTTTTTTAACTTTTTTAAAAAATTATTAATTTTTAAAAAATTTTACTCGTTTTTTCTATAAATCCAAGCAAATTCAGACCTTTAAGTCTTTTATTTATTTTTAGTATTTTTTATCGGTAAAATCAGTTTTCGTTTTTTTAAGATAAATGAAAAAACGAGTTTAAAAATTTCTGTATAATAATTCAACATATCTTGAAAATCATAATATACCTTTTCCGTGTTTATATATTACAAGTATATTATGTTTATTATCAGTTAGTTGTGCTTGTTAAGTATTTTTTATACGACAAATTTCAACGATTTTAAAAAGGTCTACAAAATTAATTGTTCGGAAAACGAGAGTTTGTTGATAGTTATTGAAAAATTCGGTTTTGCCGACAGATTTAAGTTATGCTGTTTTCCATTATTCTGTAAATAACTATTTGTTTGATAAGTTCGTAAGGGATTGGCTCATTAATCGGAAATTGTACCGAACCTTTCCCTTTTTTATATTTTGAAAGCTCTTTTTCAAATTTCAGGTGCCCGCTTGGTGTGGCATAAAAACCGATATGATTTTTATATGCAGCAAAATAGACTAATGTATAATCCAAAAATCAAACCGTATAAAAAAATAAATCGAATCGTATAAAAAAAGCAACCGCACGCATGCCGGTTGCTTTTTTCTTTTAACAATTAATACTTACTAATTGAATGGGTTTTTAATCGGGTAGTTTGCAGTAAGGACTTCAATTTTACGTTTGCCTTTCTTTGAAATCGGAACTGCTTGTTCTACTTCAAATTGATGCCAACCGAATTGTTTTTTATATTTCGACAAAATATCAGACGGATAGCTGCTCAATAAAAACTTCCCTTTTGCCTCTGAAAGTGCTTGTAACAACTCCTCGAAGTTTGCCAGAGTATAACCTCCGTAATGTCCCATGTCAGCATTATAATAAGGTGGGTCGCAGTAAAAGAATGCAGACTCAAAATCACATGATTTTATAAGTTTTACGGCATCAGTACGTTCGAGAGTTACCGTTTCTAATCGTTGCTGATAAACTTCCGTAAAATTTTCACGTTTGTTTTTTATCATTTTTCCGGTTTTGTCTGCGGTTTTATCTCTTCCCCACGAACCACTTATCATACCTCCGAAACCTTGTGTAGCTAATACCCAAATTGCCCATGCACGTTTTAGTTTTGGAAACATATCCGGATTGTTATAAACTATCCACGCCTGTCGGTGTAAATCTCTGCTATGCAAACTAATACTTATGAGTTTTTGCAAAGAATCAAAATCATCTCTTAAAACCTCATAAAAGTTCATTAACTCACGATTAGTATCATTCAAGATTTCTAATTCGCTTTTTTCTTTACCGAAAAACACAGCAGCTCCGCCGGCAAAAGTTTCAATATAACTTTTATGCTCCGGTATGTTCGGAATTATGTATCTTTTCATTAATTGTTTGCCACCGTAGTAAGATAACGGCGGCTTTTTACTGTAATCTATTTTTGTCATTAAAATTGTAATTAAAAAGTATTTAAAATGTGAATAAAAAATTTAATCAAAAATTCCGATTGTTATTACAACCTCAGATTCATCGAAATCTGTCCCTGTATTAAACATAAAATAAGTACCCGATTCAAATATAACACCAATTAATTCTGCTAAAACAACCATGTCTGAATTTGGCGGAATTGATTTTTGTAACAAAAGATTATTGGCGTCTATTGCATTTTTATATATAGTAACTTTATTAGGACTGCTTGCCGACCGATTACACGTTATTGCAGTAAGTATCTTAAACGGTGATGTAGTCGTTATTAATGCTTGCTGAGACGACCTTGCATAAAAGGTTTTAATTGTATTAACCGTTTTTATTGTATTTAGTGACATAATATTTAGTTTATTTATTTAAGTAAAAAATTTTCTTGATTCGTTTGTTCTGCGACAAATATTGCCTGCATCATGCTTAATGTCGCTGTTTCCGAAATTTGCCAATATCTATCGTCATGTAAATGCTCGCCGGTTGCAACCGTTCCGATTGTAGTTCCGAAATCCTTATTAAATGCCGTTTTTATTGCCTCCGTTACAAATTTATTTGCAACATTTTTAACAACTCCCTCCGAAAATGGACTTCCTATAAATTTTTTTAGCAGAACTTGGTCGAAATTTTTAGTAGGTAAATCCGCAAATACCGGTGCATTGTAAGAATTTATTATATGTAATCTTCTCCAAAAATGTGTTTGTCTTGTAACTCCATCGCCGTAAACTTTTTCGCCCGAGTTTAGTGCGGTTTCAACTAATTGCAATTTTGCAGGTAAAGAATTCAATAAATATCCGTTTACTTGAAATAATTCATTGTTTATCCAAGCATATCCGTTCGTATAGTTGTATTGATTACCAACCGGAATACAACCGCTTAAAATGCAATTTTCGCTTGCAAGCGACTGCATGATTAAAGAAATTGCAAATCTGAATGTTTCATCTTGAAATCTTATATCGTCAAGAACAAACGGCATACGACCGTTGGCTGATGTATCAAATCTATTCATAAAAACGTAGTATATATTTCTTTTGTAAAAATTTATAATAGTTGCAAATTGTTCGGATGTTTTCTAATGTCGTTGCGTAAAGTCCTGTGTTATTGATTATATCGTAAGTTAGCAAAGGTATTACATAACTGCTTGGTATATTCACGTAAAAATCAACCGTATCGGTTTCAAATTCTTCTTTGTTTGCGATAAAACTTTCTATTTTATAAGTACGTTCCGATGATGTATCTATATCGGGGTTCGTGCCGTTTCCGGTTGCTGAATACCGATAATAATAATTGTTAAAAACAACTTCTTCACCTGCGTTGTAAATTGTTCCGGTTTGAAATAAGTTTCCGAGATATACTTGCGGAAATACTTCCTCTTTATTGTGCAAATAGAAAGGTTTTATAAAATTTCCGTCTGTTATATAAATACCTTCGTTAAACTTCAATTTCAATATTTTTTCAATATATTGAAGTTGAGAATTAAACTGAATATAAAATATTTTTTCGCTCGAAAATCCGATATATTCAGTATAAATTTTCTCAATACCTGATAATACCAATTTTAACCACTTCCGAAACTTCAATTTACGAAGTCGGGTAGGTATTAAAACCTCAATTATGTAGTTAAAATCTATATTAAACATCAGTTTTTCGGAATTAATTCTAATGTAATTTCAGTTAATTCATAATAGCCGGCAACTGCCTGATAATAGTCTTCCACAGCAGTATAAGCGACTTCAAAAAATGCTTTTGCCTGTATGTTTTTAGCAATAGGATTTATGACTCCCGAAACTTGCTGAATTACATCAGTCATTTCAGTAACCGAAAGCGAGGCGTTGAAAACAATATCAGACAAATAAGTATTTACGGCTTTTTCAATATTTTCTTGCAAAGCGGATACCGAATATTGAGCGTTGTAATAGATACGATATTCTACTTTCAAATTATCGGCTGATGTAGAGTTTACACTGATGTAAGTCCCAACCGGTTTTATTCGGTTTATATAACTTTCGACCGCCGATAACTCATCTCCGGAAAGTGCCGTCATTGTGCCGTTTGTAAGTTTAGCAAGTTTGAACTCCAAAACATTATCCTGTACCGAAACAGCAACTCGCTTTACTATTTGTTTTTCTGTATTATTTACGGAATATTGAAATTTATTATCAATAAATTCAAGAACATCTCCGTATTGAAATTTTGAAACTGTATCAATCCACCAGTTAAGTGTTCCGACTTGGTTCTTTGAAAAAAACTCTTCCGTATAAGTTTTAAAGCTCTCGAAAACTTCGTAAAGTGCTTTTGTGAAAAATGAAAATATCCAAACCCAAAGTCGCCAAATTGATACTTTGGAAGTCGAATTGAGAGTATCTAATTCAACATAATTACCCGACTGTTTTTCGGCTATTATTTCATCAAATATTTGTTCGGTTGTTTTCATTTATTAAAAATTATGAATTATGAATTATGAATTATGTTTTTAAAACACAATTCATAATTCATAAAGAAACATTAAATAATCACAAATAGTAAAACGCCCATGTGATTGTAAAAACTCAATGTATATGATTGTTTTACTACCCCCAATTCAATTTCGTTCCCGCTTGGTGCGTCAATAGCCGCCATACCCACAGGGAATTTAATCTTAGCAGTATACGGAGCAGTTATTGCACTTACTTTTATTGAAATGTCCTCGCCTGCCATATCCTCTACTGTTAATGAACTCAAATCAACAGACGCATCACTCATAGTTGCGTCTAATATAATTAAGTCATTTTTATTTGCCGAAGAAAGCGGCTCATTCGCTGTCATTATAGTTATAATCGAACCGCTTTTTTCTTTTGTGTCTGCTACATAAGGTCTGTAACTCATAATTTTAAAATTTTGATTGTTAGTAAAAAATATAATTGTTAAATAAAAATTGCTTTCAAAATAGTGTTTGAAACATCAAACGCTATTGTAATACTTTGTTTTTCGATAACGGATAACTGCTCTTCGAGAATTACACCGCTTTCGCTGATAATAGTTATCGGGTGAACGATTTTTTCAATTTTGATAATCGCTTGTTTTTTAGCTAATTCTAAGTTATTCGGAATTTGAATAATTATCTCGGAAGTTTCGGAACTTACAAGTGTTATATTTTCAATATTTTCTATACCGAGCGTAAAACTTGAAGTCTTGTAAACAAAGTCTTTTAAATTACTGCCTTGTATTATCGCCGTAAAAAGCTCGTTAAACATATTATTGAGTTTATTTCTTACACTCAAACCGCTTTCGTTGTTATCAATATTTAATAGTGCCATAGTCCTAATTCTTAATTCTTAATTCTTAATTCCTAATTCTTAATTCTTAATTCCTAATTAAAATCAGTCTTTCCAAAATCTTGTATCAATCCATTTCGCTTGGTCATCCCAAAAAGCTGTGTCTAATATCCACGGCTCGGGGGTTGTAATGCCGGTTGCTATATTAAACTTTTGCAAAAATTGTGTTTTTATTGTCGTTTTTTCTTTCGGCATTAAAATCGTTTTGCCCGATATATTTTCAAGTCCGATTTTATTATCAGCTCTTAAAGTATCAAAAACATAGTCGGCATTGCCGCCGTGAAGAACTGCGATGTCGAATATTGTTTGATTATCTGAAACTGATAGTACCATTTTCTATATCTATTCCTTTTGCCTGTTTATTATCTGCTCTTAAATTGAGCTTAATTCTTTGTTTTAGTGCAAGTAAAGAACTTTCCGAATTTATTTCTTCGACTAAGTTTACACCAAGTTCCGGAAACTGTTTGTAATCGTTTTTTACCGACTGCATTATCATTTTAATCTCTTGTTCTTCGCTTTCGGAAACGATAAAATCGCCGTTCAAAATTCTCAAATCATTATCATCTGAAAGTAGTATATCATTCATAATTACTCTCCGTGTGTTATAACCGAGTTTTCAAAGTCGGTTTTATTAAAATTTGCTGTCGGTTGCGCCGGACTTACAGTCGGTGTTGCAGTTCCTGTAACCGGTACACCTGCGGCAACGCCCGCAAGAACATGAACATGTGCATTAAATATCTGTACAAAAGCATTAAAATCGCTTACCAAAGCATTTAATTTTGATGTTAATTCTTGAATTTTTATCAGTCCGCCGAAACTATCGCCGTTGAGTTTTATACTTTCAACGCCGATTATTTCTACTTTGGAAACTTTACTTGTTTGAATTATAAATGCCTCATGCTCGTCTAAAAAACCGACAATTACATTACTTTCAACTTCCGGCAAAACATAAATACCTACCTCACTCGAAATAACCGATTGCAAACGAACGCCCTGTAAATCAGCATCGCCGTTTTTCGGTTTTACAACACAGGTTCTTGTAGTTTCATCAACCGATACAACCGTACATTCATGCTGAAAATATTGTTTTTTACCGGATAGTATCTTTATTAATTCTCCTAACTCCATAATCTGTCGAGTTCTATTGTTTGTCGGTAGCCGCCGGTTCCGAACTCCGTATTTACAGACTTTACGATATAAGTACCTTCACGTTCCGGATATTTCTTATCTGTAAGTTTTACCGTATCGCCATGATTTACTTGTTTGTCGCCGAAAGTAACAAACGAACCGCCGTAACCGTCATATTTGAACTTCAAAAGTTCTTCTTCCGCTCGTTGTTTTAAGGTCGCTTTATCTACGTTATAATAATGAAATGTTCGCAGTTCTCCGTCTGCATCGCCTGCCTCTTCTTCTTCCTTATTATTATCGTCATTTATACTGATTGCCTTTACTTTTATTTTTACGTCTTCGGCTATTTTATATTCCAAGTTTGAATAATCAATTATATCCTTACTGAAAATAAATTCATGATTTTGTTTAGCTTCCGTTTGATATTGTAAACCACAGTATAAAATACCTTTTTTGAAATATGAATAAACTCCGTACTTTTCTTTAAGATATTTCAGAACCTCCGCAGGTGTGGCATTGTTTATTCTGAATTTTCCTAAATCCCTGCCGTCCGTTACAAATTGAATGTCGCTTGGTATTATTGTTTTTAAAACCTCGTTCAAATCGGTTTTATTAAATGACTTTGAAACGGGATTTTTTTTCAATTTAAACATACCGTCTTCGCAAGAAACTGTAAATGGTATATCCGCTTTTATTGCCCGCACGTACCCTCTGAAAACTTCAATATTATTACCGTCATATCCGATATTTACAGTAATTGCATCGCCGCGTTTTATTAAATCTTTGAGCGATTTTTTTTCTGTTTTCCAATCCGTTTTCATCGGAAATGTAAGCTCCGCTGTATCCGTTAATGTTTCGGTATTTGAACTTATATTGCATGAAACCACACCCTTATAAGTATAATCGCCTATAATAATATTTGATGTTAGTCGTTTCATTTTTTAATTATGAATTATGAATTATTTTTTATTGCAAAATTTTGTTATATTTTATTTCTTAATACGAAATTCTTAATTTTAATATTGAACTACTTTTACGAACCGAATTTTCATAATTCATAATTCATAATTTATAATTAGTTTACCGCCGTGTTTTCATTATTACCTGTAAGAACCAACTCAATAGGTGTATCCGAAACTGCATTTATTTCAAAAAACTGTACATTTCCCTGTGCTTCTTTTGCTTCCAAACTGTAACTTTCAATTACGATACTGTCAATATCCATGTGTTGTAAGAAACCGCACAGAACCGGTATTGCTTCTTGTCTTTTGCAAATTTCTATCAAATTCAGAACATCATCTTCCGGATACAAATTATCTTCTCCGAATAAAGCTCCTTTTATATTTAATGTATAATCTCCGTCCGAAATATACTCTTTTACCGTTCCGGACATTCCTTGTATTGCTGTTTTTACAATGTTTTTTGTCATCGAAACATCTATAAGAACCATGTCAATACGCAGGTTTTTGCCGCCGTTCCCATGTTCTAATATTAAATTATCCCAAATTGGTGTTCCGAATGTACCGACAGCAACGTTATTGTTTCTTTTTAGTTCTCCGAAAGTATTATCGTAACGGTCGCTTTGTTCTTCGTTAAGTTTGGGTTTGTTCAGATTTCTTTTGTAGAACATACCATGTGCAAACTCAACACCCAAAGTAGAAAGCAACCAAATAAATTTTCTATTATTTCCACGATTTAAGGCATCAATATCAACATTCAAAGCACTTTTATATCTTTCTTCTATTGTTTTCATTACGCTGTATTTACGTCATTAACTACCGTTAGCATTGCATCTATCATAAGTTGTCTAACCTCTGCCGCTCCTTCTCTTAAAGTGGTTGTACTTACATTAACTCCGCCGGAAACTAAATTTTCAATATTGATAGTCATATTTTTTATTGTGCGATTGTCGCCTTGAATACTGTCTATTCCGGTATCAATATTGCCGGTTCCTTTGCCTGTTCCCGTACTCAAAGAACTCAAACCGGAAGTGCCGGAATCTTCCCCGCTTTCTGTTTTGTCTTTTTTGGCTTTTTTAGATGATAAAAGCGAAGTCATTTCATCTTGTATTTTTTTTGCTTTTTCACCTAAATTTACTGTACTTCCTCTGTATCCGTATTCAATTACACCCTTATTGCTGATTTCACTTTGAACACTTAAAAGTTGTGTTTTCAGTTGATTAAATTTATCTTTGTCTTTATCTGATAAAGTCTTAAAATTATCTCCTTTGGTTTGAGTTTCAGCATCTTCAACAAATGCAGTTATTTCATGCTTCTTTGTAACGGCACTTGACATGTTTACTTTTTTCTGATATTTCTCAATATCTTTACCTGCTGTATTTATTTGTTTTTTATATTGTTCTACAAATTCATCAGTATCCAACCATTCCTCTGCTAACAAACCGACTGCCGCAGGTCCGGTAAATATTTTGCCTATTTCAAGTCCTTTCCAACGGTCTGTAAGTGTAATATTTTCTTCATAAAGTCTTTTTGCGTCTTCGTCTCCGGCTTGTGCCATTTTATACAGCTGCATTTGCTTTTGAGCATGTGCCTGTTCTTGCTGTGCTTCTGTCAATAAGTTTTTATTAGAATTTTCCACTTCCGCGCTTGCCTGCAATTCTATTCTTTTTTGATAACTTGCATTTACTGCATTTAAACGTTCTAATAATTGGTCATTTTTTACGGTTTCAATATCCATGTTTGTAAGAAAATCCGGATATTGTTCTTGCAGTTCCGCAAGTAATCGGGTACGTTGGTCTGATGTTGTATTGTAGTCGGTTATAACTGAAACAAGCGAATTAACGCCTGCTTTCTCCATGCTCATTTTTTCGGAAAGCGGAACGCTGAACCACGATTTTGCATGTTGTACTAATGAACCCAAACCGCCGATTGCTTCATTCATTATGCCGGATTGTCCGCTTCCCATTGCATTCAAAAGCTGGTCCCAACTGTCTGCTAAGTTTGAAAGTGCACCGCCGGTTGTTTTGCTTATTGCATTCATGCCGCCGGCAACTCCTGTAAGCTCGCCAAGCGATAGCATATACGCTTTTACGGCTTCCGCAGTTCTTGCAACTTCTTTGCTTTCAGTACCAAATGTAAATTTATAACCTCCGCCTTTAATAGACTGTCCTTTTATCCCAAACTCTTTAAGCCGTTCAAACTCGCCCATTTGAGCATCAAGTATCGCCTCTGTAAGTTGGTCGAAACTCTTTCCTTTGCTGGCGGCAAGGTCGCCGAGTTTTGTCATATCCGACATTGCGGGTTTGAAACCTGCATTTTCGAGTTTAATAAAACTGTCGGTAAGCCCGTCTATTTGAAATGGAGTTTTTGCCGCAAAATTTTCTAAATTTTGCATCGCCAAACTTGCTTTCATACTGCTGCCGTAGGTGTTTTTCAGAACGGCATGGAATTTTTCGTATTTTGCAGTTGTATCAACTACATCTTTACCCAAACTCAATGCACCTGCTCCCAAAGCTAAACCGCCTAATGCCATCCCTGCTTTCCCTGCAACACTTCCCAAAAAGCCCTGTTTCTTTTGTTTCATTCCGGCTTTGGTTTCGAGCAAATCTATTTCACGTTTTACTTTATGAATTTCGGAAGTCGCATGTTTCATATCTTTGACATCCAAACTCATTTTTCTTTTTTTCTCTAAGAATTTGAGTTTGTTTTCCAAACTGTCAAGATTGGTATCTAACTTGCCTGTTTTTTTAAGCTGTCTTTGAAGTTGTCCCAACGATTTATCCGATGTGGACGCAAGCGACCGCATTTTATCCGAATATTTATCGGTGAGTAAAATATTGAACTTCAAATCTTTCATTTTCCTAATTCTTAATTCCTAATTCTTAATTCTTAATTCTTAATTCTTAATTCTTAATTCTTAATTAACGCGGGTGTCCGTTATTCAATAGCCAAAACAGTTCTTCTTTGCGTGCAATCCATTCATCGTCTTCCAATGTTTCCGGATTGATATGAAAATACATTCTTAAAAGAGCATCAATTTGTCGAATACCCGAAATTTGAGTATTCCTTGTTTCGTCTAATTTTTTTTTAACTCCGCTTGTCTTACGGTTATAAGCTCGTCCAGAACGTTAATTGCGGAATAAAAAGCATCGTCATCGGTTTTTATTCGATCATCGCCGGCAAGCCAAGTTTTTTCCAAAATAATTTCTTTGGCAAGTACAGGGTTGCTGTCCATTTGTGCCAAACTCATTCCGAGTTCGTATCTTTTGGGCATTCTCAAATATCCGTAAAGAAGAACCACGTTTTCTCCGGTTTCAAAAGGTACTTTCAATTCAAAAACCTTTTTATGTGTTTCTTTAAGTTTTGCTAATTCCGGTTCGGTCAATTTTCCGAATTCTTGAATATCAGTCATAATTTTTTGTTTTGTATGGACAGGGCACGCCCTATCCGTTAATGTTTTTTACGTTTTACAACCATTTGACGTGCGACAAAATCAACGGCAATTCTACTTCCGTAGTCGTGTTGTTAATGTCGAAATCTCTGCCGTTTTTAGTAAATTCGCAATTTTTAAGAACGCAGGAAAAAGTATTGTCCGAGTTCAAAGGCACTGCAACGATGTTTATATCGAAAGCAGGAACATCTAAAATATCCTTTCCGGGTGCGCCCATTTGAACTGCTTCGAGTTCTCTGGGATAAAGCGTAATACTTCCGGTTGCTTTTTTTACGCCTCGGTGTCTGCCAACAGGTCTGTCCGAACCTAAGCCGTAGTAATCTGTTTTTTCTTGCTCTTCCGATACCGAAATTTTACTGATACCGTAAACCGGAACGCCGGCAATGGTTATTTTTACGTCAACGGCTGAGTATTCAGTTCCGTTTATTAATACAGGTGTAAGTCCCATGAATTTTTTGTTTAGTAATGAGTAATGAATAATGAGTAATGAGTTATAATTTATGAGTTTTTTTTACTCCTTACTCATAACTCCTTACTTTTTTAGATTTTTCCGAACCCTATTTCTACTTCAATATTTCGAGCTACACCTCTTATAACAAGTGTAATGTTTACAAGTAAAAGTGAAGTCGCCATAATATCTTGGTCGGGGTTAATTTGAACTCGGTATGCCGAAAGTTCTCCGTTTTTAACCATGTTTTCAAGTGCATTGTCGCAAACGTTCGTAAAGTCGGTTATTGTTTCCAAATCCAATTTTCCGGCGGCTGTAAGCGTAAGCGGACTGTTAAGTTTGGGTAAAAGAACCGTTCTTATATCTCGAATAGCTTTGTCGATTGTTCGCACGTTGTTTATATAAGCATAATCGGAAGTTATCAAATCGCAAGTTGCGTTTTCGTTTATGTAACTGCCGGCAATACCTACATGCTTTCGCAAGAAAATATAACCGTAGTCGTTTATAGTATTGATAAGATTTGTTCCGGTTTCCGAATATAAAACTCCGTTTGCAAATGCCGGTGTGTCGAGTTCTTCCGCACTCATTTTGAATGCTTGCACCCACGCGATACTTTCGTTTACTGACGAACGTGAAACCGCTCCCAGAACCGCACCAACGCAAGGCACAATTTTACCTGCATCGTACAATGCTTTACCTGCCGCCGCTCCGTCCATTCCGATAACTACCGAAACATTCGGACTTGTTTGCAAACGAATATTAGGCAAAGATGTAAGTGCAATGCCGGTTAAATCGGCACCGTAAATAATACTTAGCGGTTTGTGTTCGTTAAAAAGCGTATCGGCAACGGCTTGAAGTATCGGAATGTTTGTAATTTGTAACGCCAAATAAGTAAGAACCGAAACCTGTCGGAGTTCTCCGTCTGCGTTATTTTGAATTGTTTGCACTTCTTCAAAATCGAAATCGGCATCGGCGGCTGAACCGAACATAATATGTAATTCGCTGTCGGGCTGTAAGCGGAAAAATTCACTTACTTGATAATGTTCTTCCGGATATGCAAGTTCTGTTATTCCTTTACTTTCTGCATCGGCTACGCTCGAAACTCGGTCGTAAACAAATGGAACTGCCGGAACCGGGTCCCCGTCCGGATACGAACGTAAAAATACAATTCCGCTTTTGTGGTCGTTGTTAGGAAGAACTGCTCCCAATCCGCCCTGACCTTTTATAAATTTAATATCGTTGAGTGCCATCTTTTATTTCTTTTTTGAAGGTGATGTTTCTTTTTTTGTTTCCGGTTCGATTTCGCTTTCAAGTTCCGGTTCTTCTTTGATTACCGGTTCTTCTCCGGCTTGTATTTGTTCTTTGGAAACTTTTACGTATTTCAAAGGTTTTTCTCTTTTTCCGGTTACGGTTCGGTTACAATGATTTTTAGAATCGCTTTCTTTCAAAAAAACTTGCTCGTCTTCGGTTACGAAAACCTTATCAACTTTATTGAAATTCATTATACTCAATATCTTATTTTTGTCTATTTTTTCCATGATTATCCGTTTTTTTTGAAACCTTCAAGGTTTTTAAAACCTTGAAGGTTTGTTTGGATTACTAAGCTGTTTCATTAACAATAGCCGCCATTGCGTATTGTTTTTTTGGTAATGCCACAAATCGCAAGTTGTAAGAAAGTAAATTTCTTTTCATAAGGACATCATCTTCGGCTCGTTGCATAAATGCTTTAACCGAACCGCTTGCTTTAAACATTTCAGTTGTTATAAAAGCGAACGAAGATATACGGTCGGTTACGGCAGGTGCTGCTCCGAATGCTTTTTTAACAAATGTATTGTCGTAAACAGGATTTACTAAATGTTCGTATATTCTGAAACCGTACTGATTTAACACCCTACCGGTAGTAATATCCTGATATTGCTTTTGGAAACTTTCTGATACTAATAATAAATCTTGTACGTGCTGTGTGCTTAATACAAGTATTCTTTTGTCGATTGGTGCTCCCATATCATCAAATTTCTTTTTAAGAGCAATAAGGTCTGCGATTGTCATTTTCTTAAAACCGGCTCCGTTATCAGCTCCGCTGGTTTTTACGATAGGTGTATCGGCTGTATCCGAAGCAGGTGCAAAGGCATGAGCCGCTTTATCTCCTGTTTTCATTTCCAATGCTTCTCTATGTATATCCATAGCGTATTGCATTTTATTATAAGAAATTGCATAAAGCTCATCGTCAGTAATAGAACTCGGTACAGTTTCAAATTTATCTAATGAAAGTCCTACATCGCCGTCAGCCAATGATTGCGGAACGAGCGGATAAGTAGTATTGTTTATAAGAACTTCCGGATGCGCTCCGACATCGACTAAGTGGATAACGTCATTTTCGACAAAGCGACTGTAATCTGAAACTTCTCCGAGAAAGCCGGCTGTATGCGTAAAACGTTTTAACATTTCACCTGTCCAGATTTCTTTGTAAACTCCGGCATTTGCTGTTCCTGTTTCTCCCTGCGGAATAAAACTCAGAGCGGCAAGTCCGCCGATTAAGGGAAGTACAGGCAATGCCGTTGCTGTCCCTATTCCGATGCCCGCCAAAACGGCAAACATCACCATAAAAAATATTGATTTGATACTTGTTTTCATCTTTTTATTGAATTTAGTTATTAAAATTATGAATTATAAATTATGAATTATGAATTATTATATGTTCCGAATTATAATTTATAATTCATAATTCATAATTCATAATTGTTTTTAATCTAATGTCGGGAAATATCCGAATTCTGTATTAAACAATTCGCAATAAACATCTCGGTGTGCTTCTCTCATTTCTGCAAGTTCCTTTTCGGAATAATCTCGCCAACTCTTTTCTTTGTCGGCTTTGGGTTGAGTTGTTTTGCCGTTAATCATTTCTGACAAACGAACCGGCTTTGCTTTGGGGTCTTTGGTTCTCATTATATCCAAAGTTTTTTCTGCAAGTCCGAAATTTACTTTGGCAAGCTCTTCAAAATCTTCTTTGTTCTCCGCCGTGATGCTTTCGTGTTCCATCAATTTTTCAACTCTTGCTTTTTGGATATTTTGCAATGCCGTTTCTTTGTTGTTTAAATCAGTTTTCATTTTTTCGATAGCCGATAAAATTTCAGGTTCTTCCGCAGTGGCGAGTAAACCGAGTAAAATTGCAATTTGTTTCATTTTTTCAGATTTGTTGGTTGGGATTTCAGGGATAAAATCCGCATTGTTAATATTAAGGTTTATCGTGCCGTCCGGATTGTATAAACGAACCGCATTTTTATTTGCTCCCCTATCCACGATTGAAGCTTCTTGCATTTCAGATTTGAGCAATGTTTGTCTTGTCTGTCCGGGTTTTAAAAGTTCCTTTTCTTCACTCCAAGTTATCGGCATTAAGCCGGCACTTGCCATGTTTATGAAACCGCCTTCAACCTTATTCTTAATTTTTACGGCAAACTCGTCTTTCTCGTCAAATACGGCTTCGGCTGTTATGGCTTCTATTCCGTTAATCTCTTCCTTTTTAATCTCTGCCCATTTTCCGATAGGCAAGGTTTGTTTTTCTCCGTCATAAGAACTCGGTCTTTGGTGCATCCAGTACATAATCGGATTGCGTTTGAATTGCTTCAAATCAATTCCGGATATTTTTACCCAAAAACCATGACTTACTAATGTCTCGTCTATTAATACAAATCGCATTTTTATATCGTGTTAATGTGAAAACAAAATTCATAAATTCTTTTTTGAAACTGAAAAATGTGTGAAAATTTACACTCTTCATTGCAAATTTGCACACATTTTATAGTAAAACTACTTTATTTCAGACCTTTGTAATATAAAAAAGTCAGCGACCGATTTATAAAAAAGTATTCAATAAATTTTCAAAAAAACAGAACATTGAAACATTTTGCACTGATAGACATAAACAGAATTAAGGGTTGGTTTTTACGAAAACGAACCGAACGGCTAATCAAGAGAGCAAAAAAGCTCCATGAACTTACCGGTTATAAATATATGGTAGTATTTGCAGCCGGACGATTAACCGTAGTTTCAAAAAGAACTATCAAAGAAATGATAAAACGGAAAGTGTTTTCAAAAGGAACGACTGTACAGGATATTGAAAAAAAAGCAATTTATATAACTTAGTAATGAGTTATGAGTAATGAGTTATAATAAATAAAAAAACTCATTACTCATTACTCATTACTCATTACTCATTACTCATTACTCAAAAAAAAATGGCAAAGGATAAAGAGCGGAGAACCGCACATATATTATATGTAGAGCAGGGCAAATCGGCAAAAGATATTGCGGAGCTTATCGGCGTGTCCGAAAAAACAATTTCCGGAGAAAAGGGCTGGGTTAATAAATTCGGTTGGAAAGAAGAGCGAACTGCAAGAGTTACAAGTAAAGAAAAGCGAATTGAAAATATCAAAAAGATTATTGACAATATCGCAACAAACCGCTTAGAACTCGAAATAAAACTTACAGAAACTGCCGAAAAAGAAGAACAGGAAAAAATACGTATGCACATCGCACAAATTGACAGCGGCGTGGCAAATTGGAATAAAACACTTATGCAAATGGATAAAGACAGCAAGGTTACACTTTCGGTCTATATTCATGTAATGGAACGTATTTTCAAATCATTGCAAATTTTTAACCAAGATTTATATCTCAAAACTTTGGATTTTCAAGAAATGCACATTAATCAAATAAGTATAGAACTCGGATAAAAAATTATGAATTATGAATTATGAATGAAAAAAAATTCATAATTCATAATTCATAATTAAAAATATATGAAACGTATCGACAAATCGGCAAAAGAACAATATCTGGCAAAAATTTCGCTTGCCCGTAACGCTTCTTTTGTAAATCCGAACGAAACAAAAGAAGAGCAGGCAAAACGTATTGAAAGTGCAAAAAAGGATTTTGCTTATTTTGTGCTCTCATATTTGAAACACTATATAATAGATTCGGAAACCGAAAAAATTATAAAGTCGCCCGATTTTCATATCAGTTTCGCAAACAAGGTAAAAAAAGAAAAACGACTTAAAACGATTATGCGATGGGCAAGGGCACACGCAAAAAGCGTTCTTGCCGATTTATTTATTCCGCTCTGGTTGTGGGTAAACGAAGATGTTAATTACATGGTTATTATCGGAAATAACGAAGATAAAGCAAAGATTTTACTTTCTGATTTGCAGGCGGAATTTGAAGCAAACGAACTTCTTAAACATGATTTTGGCGACCAATATAAATCAGGAAACTGGGAAAAAGGATATTTCATTACAAAAAACGGTTTTATTGCAAAGTCAATAGGTATGGGACAGGAAACTCGCGGACTGCGTATGAAAGCACGCCGACCTGATTACATTGTTGCAGACGACTTGGAAGACAAAGACACCGTAAAATCACCAAAAAGACAGGACGAAATTGCAGATTGGCTTTTGAGTTCCGTAATACCTACAATGGACGGTGCACGTGCAAGATTTATTGTTGCGAATAACTTATTCGCTCCGCGAATGATTCAGACGGTTCTGGAAGAACTTACAAATGGCTGGTATATTAATCAAATAAATGCTTACAACCCCGTTACCTACGAACCGCTTTGGAAAGAAAAATATACTGCCGCTTATTGGCAAGAAATTGAACGTGAAATAGGAACACTTGCCGCTAATGCCGAGTATAACAACAAACCGCACATAAGAGGCAAAATATTTAAACAAGAGCAGATACAATGGGGAAAGATGCCTCGCATGAATAGCTTTCAGGTTATAACAGGACACTGGGACATTGCTTATGCCGGAACTCCGACATCCGACTATAACGCTGTGCGGGTGTGGGGACTTCATAATAAAGACTTTTGGTATATCGATAGTTTCGTGCAACAAACCAAAATGCAAAAGGCGTGCGAATGGATGTGTATGTATCAGAAAGAACTGCCGCCGAGCGTAATGATAAAATGGCGTTTTGAAGCACAGTTTTGGAACGATGAAGTAGAACGTACAATTTCGGAGGCAGAGCATTTATTTAATATCAGATTAAATATTGTAAAAGTACCGAATTCCAAAGTGAAAAAATACGACCGTATGGAACGCTTACAACCGTATTATCAGAACTCACGAATATATTATAACCAAGATAAAAAATCGCACAGGGATACTCAAACAGGACTGCAACAATTATACGGAATAGAACCCGGTTACAGAACCAAAGACGATGCTCCCGATGCCGATGAACAAGCAATTTCATTCTTGGAAACTTTTATTCGCTCATCACGTTTCAAACCGCGTGCCGGCAAAATGGTAAAGAAAACAGTTAGGAGTTATTAGTTTGTAGTAATGAGTAATGAGTAATGAGTAATGAGTAATGAGTAATGAGTAATGAGTTATTTTTTTTGATTATTTAAAGTTTCATTCAGTTTATTTTTAGATGATAGTATTATGCTTTTTAAAATCTTATATATAGTTTCTGCATCTGCACTGATACTTTGGTATTCCGGTTCGGTTAAAAAATCGGTAGCTTTCAAAAGTTTTAACCAGTATATACTCTCTGCCGCCTCTTTTTGCGAAATTGTCATTTTATGGATAAAATCTTTTAAACTTCCGGTATTAATGGCTTCGCTGACATTTGCACCTATTGATGTTCCGCTACGCAAAAGTTGTTTACTCATTATAAACTCTTTTTTAGAAACACAAAGATGTTTGTACAAATTAACAATCCGAATAGCAAAATTTAAAGATTTATCTGCGATTATACTGTTTTTCATATCAAAAGTATCAAAAATAAATTTTACAAATATATAAAAAAACTCATTACTCATAACTCATTACTCATAACTCATTACTAAACACATGATTTTTTTAACAATAACAGATTTTCTTTTAAAGATTTCGGACGATATACGAAATCAAATAACCGGTTCGGACGATGCAGTTTTGGACGATGCCGAAATTCATGCAATGGCTGTAATTCAAGATGCTTTATATCAGAAATACGACCTTGATGCGGAATTTGCCAAAACAGGCGATAACAGGCATAAAAATTTATTGCGTTGGATGCTGAATTTAGCTCTGTATTTTCTATACGAAAGGATACCCGATAATCAAGTTCCGGAACGAGTGGTAAAGAATTATGACGATACTGTTATCGAAATAAAAAACATTGAAATCGGCAAACGAAATACTTCGCTTGCAAAACTTACAAGAGAAGATAACGGACGCAAAGAAACCAATGTACGTTGGGGAAGTAATAAAAAACGAACTTTAACACCTTTTGATTAATCATGAAAAAAGGAAATAAAATAATGAAATTAGCCGATACCAATACGGTACCCGTTAAAAAAAGAAGAAAAAAAGTTTCTGAAACCATACTTCGGGAACGTCCTTTGGGTGTGTCCGTAGAAATGGACTTTTTCAAAGAGGCGACAATGCTTGCAAAAGATATTGAACGTCCGGACCGTAATATACTTTATGCTGTTTATGAAGAGATTTTTGAGAAAGATGCTCATTTGCGTTCGCAGTACAGAACCGCACATTTTACGGTTCAGCAATCGGATTTCGATATACTTCAAAACGGCAAAGCAAACGAAAATCTTAAAGAGTTATTCAGTAAATCGTGGTTTACGGACTTTATTTCGTTTGCCTTTGAAAGTGAGTTCTGGGGACATTCGCTTATTGAGTTCGGTGAAATTATTGAAACCGAGTTTGCAGACTGCGAGCTTATTTCACGTTACAACGTACTTCCCGAATTTCAATCGTTCAAATTAAACATTACGGACGATATTGAGAGCAGTATTCCGTACAATCAAAATATGAATGATTTGTACCTTATAGAAATAGGCAATAAACGTGATTTGGGCTTGTTTCTGACGGCTTGCGTAGAAATCATATATAAGAAGAACGCACGTGTTGATTGGGCAGGTTACAACGAGCGTTTCGGAATGCCTTTGCTTTCGGTTAAAACTGATAAATCGGACGAAACGGAATTGGACGAGCTCGAAAAATTTGCAGCTAACTTCGGCTCGAACGGTTATGTAATAGGAAGTCGTGAAACAGAATTTCAAATTGTGCAACCGACAGGTTCTGAAAACGGACACAATAAGTTTAAGGAAAGTGCTTTACTTGCTGATGATTATATTTCCAAACTCATAAACGGACAGACAGCAACCAGCGATGAAAAATCTTTTGTCGGTTCCGCCGAAGTACAGGAGCGGGTTCTCAATACTTATACCAAAGGACGACTTCAAAATATTCAAAGGCTTATTAACGACCGGCTTATTCCGTTCCTGATATATCATGGATACCCGCTCGAAAATACAAGATTTCAATATAAAGATTTAGTGCAAAAATCTTCCTTACAAAACTCGGAAGAAGTAAAAAAAAAAATTGATAACGTAGGGACAGGGCATGCCCTGTCTTCACTCGATGAAATTTATATAGAATTTAAACAAGATAATAATGACATTGAAACGCTTGCAGCAACCGATAAAATAAGCGAAGTTTTCAATAAACTTTCGGAACGACTTTATGAATTAGAAACAAAAAATAAACTACCCGAACCGAAAGAATTGATAAAACTTGCGGAAGCCCGAGAATTATTATCACAAACAGCAAAGTTCTTTGAAAACGGTATAAAAACAAGTTTTACGGCAAAATTTGCCGGCGATACTCAATTCCTTGACAAATTAACAAAATCGGTATGGGTGTTTTCGGGTTTCAAAACTGAAAAATCATTACTCGAAGTATCGGCACTGCTCGACCGCAAAGACGGTAAAATAATGCCGTTCAATATGTTTCGGGATTCGGTTCTGAAACTCGACCGAACTTATAATCAAAATTATCTGAAAGCGGAATATAATATCGCAGTTTCGGCAAGTTTGCAGGCATCTCGTTGGAAACAATTTGAGCAAAACAAAGATATTGCATTTCTGAAATACCGAACCGCAAACGATGAGCGTGTACGCGACAAACACGATAAACTGCATAATATCATTCTTCCGTTTGATGACGAGTTTTGGGACGAACATTTTCCGCCGAACGGCTGGGGTTGCCGTTGTTTGGTTATTGAAGTTCTCAAAGAAGATAATACACCGACCGCCGCCGATGAAGTAAGCAAAAAAACTGAAAACTTCTTTAACGAAAAGGAAAAAATATTCGCTTACAACCCCGGTAAAACCGGTGCAATTTTTCCGGAAAAGCATCCTTATTATAAATTTGCAAAGGAAAAACTTAAAAAAGAGAGTGTGGAAGCAATAAACTACGAAGCATTAGATGCTTGGGCGCATGAAAATTTCGACAAAATAAAAGACGATTTAAAAGAAAAGAGTAAGAAACTTTCAGGAAACCCATACAATGTACCATACATAAATAAACTTGTTACCATTGATAGTTCAACCTTTGAAAAGAATTTAAAAAAGGGAAATGGACTATACAAACGTTACACATTATTAAATAATATTGATGTTATAATTAATGATTTAAGATTTATAGGTGAAAAAGATGTTAAAAAAGAAGATTTTTCTATAAAAGAATGGCAAGTTAGAAAACGGTTTGAAAAAAAATACTACTTTTTTGAGAGCAAATTTAAAAATATAAATTTTCAAATTGATATTAAAGAAATGAATAATGGCTATTTATCATTTTATTTCATTAAATTACTATAAAACAAAAACCGCTTAGGGTTGTGCGTCCGGAACCAATCCTCCGGGCATTCCTAAACGGATTTGTATTATAATGCAAATTTACAACACCTTTTGCAAATATGCAAGTATTTTGCAAAAAATAATTCATAACTAATAATTAATAATTCAGAACAATGTACATTACACAAATCCCTTTGCAATTAGATAACTTTTTTGCAAATCCCTCATGGCTTGGTTTAATCGCTATATTTATGATTGTAAGCGGTGCCGTATTTGTTGTTTGGCTTCGTAAAGAACGTAAATACGACCGTCTGCACACTTCCCAAAATACAGAAACTACGGTAACGGCTATTGACAAACTCAATGCTTCTTTACAAATGTTGCTGGAAAAAGAAAAAAATACTCTTTCCAGACAATCGGCGGAAGAAATGATAGCCGCAACTTTAAGACAAGCTGAAAATGATGTTAAAACGGAAACAGTGCGTATTTTTTACCACAATCACCGCGACAATCCAAAAAGACAGGTTATTATAAGGAAAGCAATAGAAAGCGTTGTAAAAACGGCTTATGACAATATCATAAACTCGCTCGGTAAACTTACTTACAAAGAAAAGAAACTTAACGAATTTATGATTAATTTCGATATAGATGTATTTAATGATACGCTCTTCGACCACGTTTTCGACAAAGGAGAATCGGATAAAACCGATTTACAGGATACTCTGTATTTTATTGAAACATATTTTACAAGCATGATTACAAATGCAAAATCTTATTTTAGTAATTAGTAAGGAGTTATGAGTAATGAGTAAAAAATTCATAATTCATAATTCATAATTCATAATTTAAAACGATGGCTACATTTACAAAATTACCAACGGGCAAAGTAGTATATACTTCCGAAAACGGCACACCTTATTCGTTCGAGCCGACTTTACAAATATTGCCGCATCCGCAATATACCAATACGATATTGATAACGGACGATACTTCAAATCAGGAAACAGCAGACGGATTTGCTGTTAATTTCGACAATGTTACCGAGCCGCTTTGTGCAAACCGAAACGAACTAATTACTACCTTGGCAAGCGATTTTTTTAACGGTATTACAGTATCGGCTACAATTAATACAGCAGGTTTGGCGACTGATACTCTGCAAAATACAATTATAAGTTTTCTCAATTCCGTTATTTCAGCAAATAATATACGAACTATTGATACTTATCACGATAAAGTACATGAGGGCAAGGTTCATATCGCTTCGCATTTTATTACAACACTTGCAAACTACGGCTCTTATAACATCGGTATTACAACCGGAACACTAAGCGTGGACGCTGTTTTTGCCTTATTTATGGAAGGAGAGGCGGAATATTGGTTATACGAAACAAGCACGTTTAGCGGCGGAACTCCGGTTATTATTGCCTGTAAAAACAGAAACTTTGCGAATACCCAACAAACTCTTATTGTATATAATCCGACAATAACCGTAGACGGTACGACTATTGCTGAGACTCGCTCAGGTTCCGGAAGCAATATTGTTTCATATACAAGAGATGCACACGAATGGACGCTAAAACCGAATACTAAATATATTTGCAGAGTTATTAACCGCAGTACTCAAAACAATAAAACCGTTAATTTTGAAATGAATTTTTACGAAAGGTAGGTTTTAATTAGGAATTATGAATTGTTTTGTAGTCGGAATAAAAAAAAAGGATACTATCTTTAAAAATGATAGTATCCTTTTTTTAATAATTCGGGGTTATTTGATATTGAAAATATCTTTTAAATTTCGGTAGTTTTTTTTCAAAGTCGTTTTCTGTTTCTGTATCGGAAAATTCGTAAAAATACGAACCTTTCGACTCTACTTCGCGTGTGCTTTCTTTTGAATAAAAATGAGGGTTTGCTCTTATAACTTCATCGGGAATATCTACTTCACCATACGTATCATCTGCAAAATCATCGCCGATAATATCAAATATTTTTTCGATAACTGCATCGGAAAGGTGCGGGTACGGTCGCACCCAACAAATAAAAAAATGAGATGAATACGACTCTTGGCAAATACTGCATTCTAAATATCCTTCTTCTCCGTTGCTTTTGTCTTCGCTCACAATCAAATAATCTCGGCAATCATGCTCTTTGGAACTCATAACTAATAATTTTATTTGTTTTTAAAACTTTTGGAAAGTTTCGAAACTTTCCAAAAGTTGGTTAATTAATCGTTTTTTTCGAGTTCAAACATTTGTTCTACCGACTTTTTGAATGCTCTTGCAATTTTCATCATAAGCGAACCGGACGGCTCAAACTTTCCTTTCTCTACGGCATGTATTGTTTGCCGACTGACACCTGTGTTTTTTGCAAGTTCTTCCTGTGTTATTATTTTTCCGTTACTTTTTATGTCGTAACGCTCTTGTTTAATGTTATTTTTCATGGGCTATTGCTTATTTATTATTATCTGTAATAATTTTTAGTGCGTATCGTAAATATTCTTCCGTTGATTTTTTAACACCTTCTCTCCATTGTTCCGAACGTAAATTAACGGTTACTGTATTACCTTTTGAAGCCGGTTGCATCGGCATTGAATTTTTTCTCGAATAAAAATGTTCCAAACAAGAGGAACTATATTGTTCTTTATCGTAAAACTCTTCTAAATCAACCTGTCCACGCCATCGACCGGCTTCAAATGCTATATCTAATGCGGTCTGAAATAATTCATAATTCATATTAGATAGTGTTATTTTAATTCATAAATTTGTACAGTTTCTATTTTCTTTATTTTAGATATTTCTTTATCTAAAATAAAGAAAATGTTTCTTATTAACGGTAACTCCTCATAAGAGTTTTTATAGTCAATTAAAAACTCTTGTATGGCAAACAGTTCACTTTTTTTGAGCTTAATTTTTTTCTTATCTTCGCTTTTATCTTGAAAAAAGTATAACAGATTTTGCAAAGTCGTAAAATAAAACTCTTGTAAAACAACTATTAACA